AGCTAGTGTGTATGCCCCTGTAATCCAAATAGTAACTCTTGCACCTACTTCATAGGTAGGGCTTAGTGCAGCATCAGGAATAGAAATAGTACTATTACCTGTCATTGTAAGACGATGATAATGCTGCTGTGATGTAAGGGTAGTTGCACCAGTAACACTTAATGTGTTGACTCTTTGATAAAACTCTTGAGCCTCTACACTTGTCTGTCTAATCCGAGCAGCATATTTTGATGTAGATAAAAGACTATTTCCTAAAGCTATTGCTTCAAAACCAGCGTCATATCTTAACGTACCATAATTAATAGAAGTACCAATCTCACGTATCTGAATAGAATCCGCTGCACTTGCATTAGTAGTATTGTGTGTAATATATATAGTATCACTACTTATGTTTACAGAATTTGTTGCAGATACAGTTGTACTGTTAGTAGATGTTAGTTGAACACTTGAACCAGAAGTACCAGAGTTTCCAATAGTAAAATTAGTAGAAGAGGTTGAATATAATTTACCTACCGTACTACCCAAAGAATTTTCAATAGTATAAATAGGGGAGTTCATAGATGTATCAGCAAATATCTGATCAATCTCTGCTCTATCTGCTGTAACTTTACCTGTAAAATCGTGATGGTATTTACTAGATGAAGCAGTGTCGTATTCTGTTAAAGCATAAGCTACTGTATGTGTGTTCCCTGTAGTACCACTTACATTGTTAGAAAGAGTACCGTAAAGTTGTATCTGCCCCGTAGCACCTTGACCAGTAGAGGCACCAGAATACAAAGCAAGGTTAGTACCTGCAGTATCTGTACCACTAGAAGCATCTACAGTAAGAGTAGGAACAGAAGATATATCATCTATTGTTAAGCTGTCTATTTTAACTGATGTAGCTGCAGTAGTATCGCCAATACTTACACCGTCAAGTGTACCGCCATCAACATCTACACTTGTAAAAGCACCAGTAGAAGGAGTAGCTGCACCAATAGTACTGCCATCAATAGCACCACCATTAATATCTACTGTAGTAAATGTTGATGTTCCTGTACTTGTAACATCACCAGTTACATTTCCTGTCAAACTTGCAGTAATAGTACCAGCAGCAAAATCTCCTGATGCATCACGAGCTACGACTTTAGAAGCAGTATTAGCATCTGTAGCATCTACAGCAATAGTAAGTGCAGCACTCTCTGAGCCACCGTCACCGCCTGTAATGTATGTACCATTAGTGATGCTTGCTACGTAGTTACCTGTAGTATCTGTACCAAGTTCTGTTGCATCTGCTGAAACTGTAGTTGCAATACTTACATTGCCAGAACCATCTACACCCGTAACTGTACCTGTAACATCACCAGTTAGTGCAATCTCAATACCTGCTGCCCAAGCTGTAGCTGTATCAGCATTACCTGTAAGATCGCCTGTGATAGCTCCTGTTACATTTAGTGTACTATCAAGAGTAACTGCACCAGTGACATCTACTGTACCAGCAAAGTCTGCATTAGCACCACTAAAGGTTACAGCAGTTGTAGGTACTGAACCACTTTGAATGACTAGTTCACCTGTTGCATTGTTTAAGTTAGCAAACGTAACACCTGCATCTTGTAGTGTAACATTACCACCATCTGCATCAAGTATAATATTTCCAGCTACATCGACAGTAAGGTTGCCAGAAGATACATCATACTCATTGTCTGTGATTGTTACATATTCGTTTTCACCGATAGTAACAGTGTCAATATAAGCTATACCATCAATGTAAGCATTGTCCCATTGAGAGGCAGAAGCACCTAAGTCAAGACCAGTAGCTGTAGGCTTAAAGTCTGTAGCTGTACCTGTGTATTGACCTGCAGGACCGATAGTAGAGATACGTGGAGCATCTGTGCCATCATGCACGTGCCCTGTACTTGAGTTAAAGGCAGCTAATACCTGATCAAATTCATCTTCAAGATCAGAGGCAGTAATAACATTACCTGTGGCAATTGCTGCTGCCGATTGTCTTGTATAAGTATCACCCATTGGTTCTTTCCTTACTGTCTGTCGTTAGTAGCAAACTCTAGTACTACTGTATCTAATGTAAAACTTGCGTTTGTTCCTATATCTTCAAAACGTATTGCTACTGTCTTTCCTGATCCTACAAGATTATTAGCATATGTTTCGTCTATAATCACACTATATTTAGCAGTTCCATATGTAGAACTAGGATCATCATAAAAGAATAAATCACCACCAGCATTAGTAAAATTAAATTGTGATGGTTGTATTGACCCTGCTTTATTTTGATCTAATAAAATATTAACGTCAAGATTAAATGATCCTAACGGCTCTACATATAAATCTAGTTTGTAGAATGTCTTTCTTACTTTAGGGTCATTAATTGGCATATACGGAGTTTCAAGTACAGCAGAAATATCTGAACCATCTCTACTATTTCCTGATTCCATTTTGTATACGTAACCATCTTCATTAGCAAAAACATATACTTCTGAATCACCGTCAAAGAAAGAGTCTGTTACGTAAGCTTTAAACCCTTTTAATGTAGCCCACTGAAATCCTGTACCACCTTGATCAATAAACTTAGTGCCTAGTATGCCATTAGAAGCTGCAGTTTGTGTTGCTGTATTATAACCAAATAAACGATACTGAGCTTTATCTACTATAACAGCACTGCAAAAATGAGTATTTGTAGTACGTAAATTATCTACTGTTGGTCTGATAGATTTAGATGCAACATCAAGACCAAAGTCACCAATACGTTCTGTTGAACTAAAAGTACGAATACCATCAGGTGCTAAGAATACAATGTCACCACCAACTTCTTGTATAGTTGTTCCTTCAAGACAACCTATTTCTTCAGTAACAGTAATAAGTTGAAAGTCTGCAGCACTTGAACCTACAATTCTAAGTATACGATCTACACAGAATATAATTAATTGATCACGGTAAACTGCTAAACCAGTAATAGGCGACACAACATTAACACTACCTGCACCATTAGCCACTGTAAAGTCTGTGTCTGTGTAAGGTGCAGTAAATACTAACTCCGTACCTACCGCAAAGAATAAAGTACTTTTATATAGAGCTACATCTGAAGCATTTTCTACTGCATCGTTAGAGACAGATGTTGTAATGTATGTCATGGTTCCTGCTGATACATCGTAAATCGCAGGAAAGTTAGTACCATCTGTAAATATAATTTTTTCTGTACCAGTAAAGTTATATCGTTGGTGGTTTACTGTAGTAAAACTGGTATCTACTGCAGTAGCTAATGAAGAACTCCAAGTGTCACTTGAAACAGTTCCTTTGTAATAATCGCCACCCCTTGCAACTATGACTGTATCATCATCTACAACACAAAGAGCTTGCATTACATCAGTAGTAGAAACAGTAGGTTTAGTGTCAATTAACTTTTCATAACCTAGTATCTTTGCATAACCACCATCAAGAGAAGGTTCAAAGTTTTGCATTATGGCTGCAGACCCTACCGCTTGAATACCATGTTGCAATGGACTAAGGCTACTAATTAACCCACCATTAAACTGGATTGGAAATGTTTGCCACTGCGTAGTCATTTATTAAAAAACCTTTGAGGTCAGTACACTAGATTGTTGTATAACAGTTGAACGTACATAATCATATCGGTTTAGATATAAAGTACGCATAAATTTAATACCTTCTTGAAACTTATTCTGAGCTATTTGTGAAGCTTGTGAATCTCCACGGAATTGATACGCATAAAACATTGCACCATCTACAATAACGTGACTAAATTGTTCTGGTATAGTAGGTACATCAGAATATGTTTCTAGTTCTACAGGGTTACGATAATATTCATAAACTATTTCATATGCTTTATCAGGTGTAGGAACCGTTATAAATTCTTCACTAGGTGTTCTACAAACATATTTAGGTAAACCACGTATACCTGTATCGGTATTATACTCATAGTCTAAAAACCTGTCAAGGTACTCTTGGTAATTTATGTTTGTTAATTTAGTAGTGTTGACATTTAAGGCACTGTCTTTTTTAATTCTAAAGCTATCCATATCAATAGTTTTAGTATCGTAGGGTATACCATAACGTGTAACACCTGCAGTGAGAGTGTCTTCTTCTTCTACGTGGTTCCAAGGCCATTGAAACTCTTCGTGATTAATATGACGAACAGAAGCATTAACTGCATCTTTAGCTGAACTGTAGAATCCTGTAGCTGTAGCAAAGTTAGCACTGGTAAGTTCTACTTCATTAAGTCTACGGTTTACTTTATTAACTAGGTCTAAAAAATTATACGCCATTATTTATTCCTTACACGTAAACGTATACTGCGTTCTACTGTCAAACCACCTGATGTAGTAATCTTACAAGTAAACAAATACTGTACATTTTCTGTACCTGAACCTAAGTAAGCAGTAGTAACTGTAGAAGTAAATGTGCTTGATATTAGCTGTATGCCATTTACAAGTGGCCCTGATGCAACTAGTTCTGTTTTAACTCCATCTGCATCTTCTACGTACCACACTACACTACTAATAGTGTCTGTACCCAAGAAACGTGACCAATCAATACTGTAGTCAAGTGTTTCATCAGGGTCTTTGTTAGGCCATTTTAGTGACATACTGTGTTTCCTTTAAGCAGCTTCTGCATACGTAGTTCTATTATTATCGTTAGAACGTTCTATGAATACTTTACGATCCACCCTATCAACATATGCAATTCTGTTTACATCGTTTTGGCGTTCAATAAACAGTATTCTTTCACGGGAATACTTAGTTTTAATTGCTTCATAATCAAACTGTGTAGTTGTAGCAGTTACATCGTTAACTGTAGTTGTAAGTGTTAAACCAGATAGAGTAGCAACTACATTGATTACAATAGTAGGTTCATTGACAGTGCCTGTAGCTGTAGCCTGTGCTGGTACTACTGTTACACCTACACCCTCAATAATAGAGACATCATTGACTGTAGTTGTAGTTGTTACATTATCAGGTAATACAAGAGCATCAGCAGTAATAGTTACATCATTTACTGTAGAGCTTGCAGTTACGCCTGTGACACCAAATACTGCACCTACACCTTCAGTGATACTTACTGTGCCAATGCTTGATGTAGCTGTAACACCTGTGGTAAGTTCTGCTGTAGCACCACCAGTAGCTGTTACATCATTTACTGTGGTAGTAGCAGTACTTCCAGTTACAGGTACAGTGACAATATTACGTACAATAATACCATCACCGTTGACTGTAGTTGTTGCTGTAACGTTATCCGTAGTAAGATTACAATCAGCAGTTACAACAACTGAATTAACGGTAGTATTCGCAGTGATGCTTGTAAGAGTTACATTTACTGCACCCGATCCTGGGTCACTAAACGCTGCCTCTGAATAAGCCGTTAATCCATACATATGTTACAAAGCCTTATGCTGCTTCTTCTGTAGTACCTGCTTCTAGTGATTGTTTTAGCATATTCATAAATGCATCACGTCCTACAGATAGTTGATCTAAGTTGAACCGTGCAGAGCCAATCTTTTGATCTAACGAAGTAATATGATTAATCATAACTTTTTGTTCGTCAGTCAGTTGATCTTCTGTGTATTCTTTGTCGTCGATAGTAATAACATTAGCCGTTTTTTCTTTAGCCATTGTTTTTTCTCCTTGGTTAGGTTGGTTGTGTGGGCCAATCATCTGGCGCAAGATCGGGCCAGTTTTCGTGACTTGATATATCACGAAGTGCCTGACGGTAAGCGACCCACTCTGCTTTCTTTTCGTCAGACATTGTTACATCAGGTTGATTAATCCAATCACTTTCAAAAAGTAATTGATTGCGCATATTTCTATCACGCCTCGCCGCATGAACCCCTATAGGTTCATTTTGCGCCTCGTTAGCCGCTAATTGTGCTAAATCCTCGTCTGTCAATTGCCTTAATGGAATATAGGTTTCCTGAACTTCAATGACCGCATCAGGATTGTTTGGGTCTATTTGCTTTTGAATTGTCCGTGTTTCAACAGGCGTTCTAAAATCTAATGCTTCCATTATTAAACTCCGTTCAAAACTTGATATTTTGACACATACGCAGAGGATGTACTACTAAAATAAAATCGCAAAGCGTCAAAGTCCTCATTGGTTTCATTATAATTGTTTTGAAAAGTCATATACTCGCTGACGCAATAAGTGTTATACATGTAATTTACTTGGAGCTTTATAGATGGCATATTAATGTCATCTGAATCAGGCCCGTGAGTAAAGTTTAAAAGACACATAATACCTTTCATAGAAGTAAAGCTAGATGTTACTGGATAAGTTGAATTCCAACTGCTAGTCCCTGTTGAATAGTTTCTAGTCAATGTACTAGCGTAAGTATACCATCCAGAATATGCTAAGTTCCTCACCGTTCCAGACGAGTTTATTCGTTGCATGTAAAAATAAGTACTAGTAGTGGGTATAGCTTTAATCGTCCAAGTTGTGTTGTATTGTGGGGGTTGGTAATACCCTTGACCTACAATAGGTATGTCAAAGTAATTCACTGCTGAATTAGAATAGGAATAAGTTTCACCGTAAGTGTAACTAAGTGGCATTTGATACTCCTAATTTATCTTGCAAAGCATTGATCTGAGATTGCTGTTCTTTTAGTGCCTCTATTAACAGACCAATTAAGCCATTATAGTTTACTGTTTTATGACCACTTTCATCTGTGTTTTCATCGTCAGGTAATTCAAGGTAATTGACTAAGTGGGGCATTACTTCTTCAATCTCTTGAGCAATAACACCAGCGTCCCTTCTTCCTGTTTTTTTCCAAGTAAAGTCATATCCGTTTATTTGTGAAAGTTTATCTAAAGGACTTTCAATTTTTGAGACACTTTCTTTTAATTTTATATCTGAACCAAGCGCTACGGGTACAGCAAAACCTACACCCCCAAAAGCACTCGCTGACATGTAGCTATCAAACGTGTTATTAACGGCATCAAAGATATACTTAAGTTGCGTATATACAGGTTTGCCAGAAAATGAAGACGAGGCCCAGTGACGAGTTTGATGAACTGGGTAAGTTGTATAATTATTCATATACAAACGTTCCCAGAGAGTGCCTAAAGAGGCTTTCGTAGTGTCATAGTAGGCGTCACCGCCAGAAGCAGAACCGTTAAACGACCATAAAATGTCAGAACCACTTTCGACATTTACCTCGCCGTCACTGGTTGTTCTCAACCTAATGTCAGAGGTAGAACCAGTCGTTTGGATATTAATTGTAGATGATGATGTTATTCCACTCGCCGCTGGAAGGTTTGTCAGGTTGCTGCCATCGCCGTGGAATGATGTAGCGTGTACTTCTCCAGTGTTAGTAGTGCGAAGTATCCAACTACCAGATGTGTTTAGAAAACCAATCTGGTTACTACTATCATTGTATACATAGTTTCTATCAGTGCCGTTTGTGTTAAATCTAATAGCCGAATAACTACTACTACCTGATTGCAGACGCATACTGGCACTATCTACAGGGTATATATGCCACCCTGCGCCAGTACCAGTATTCCAATAAAGACCGCTGCCGTTAGAAGGGCCGAAGTTTACCCAAGTGCTGGCATCGTAGTATGAACTGTCTTGTTTGTTCAGTGTTTGTAAAACAGTATCTGCCAAGAAGTTTGGAGTAACATAACGAACATAGTCATCATATGAAGCGTAAATTTTATTTATGCTTCCAGACGTTGTTACACCAGACGTTGTGTTAATCCAGCCAAGCTGTAGGTATCCATTGCCATCACGAACAGGCACAGTAGCTGGTGCGTTACGTGTAGTGCTTAATTGGTATCCGTCCAACAGGTCAGCATCTAGGCCAGAACCAGAGCCATCGTTGCCAGCGTGCCAGACCTTATTTCCACCCACCTCAAGTTGTCCAGCCGCATTATCCCATTCAAACTTTAATGATCCATCAACATACCATTTATAGTGGTCATCAGAGTTAAACCACATGGTGCTGCCTTCTATACCCAAAGCATAATCTCTGCCTGAACCAGTAGGATATAGTATTAGTCTTGCGCCAGTAGAAGCGTCTGTTGGGGTGGGGGCTTGTACATTGCCAGTACCAAAGGATATCTTTGTAGCAGTATCAGCCACATCACTACGCAAGAAGCTGCTTGCCTGAATGCCATCAACAGTATCTGCATCTAAGCCAGAACCAGAACCATCGTTGCCAGCGTGCCAAACTGTGTTGCCACTAATCTTTACACCATTTACACCATTAGTTGCAGTCAGAGTTAGATTGCCACTGGAGCCGACTATATATCCCTGATTTGCCCAAGACGCATCTGTGAAATTAATCGTGTTATATATGTCCATATCATAATAAACACGCAAGGCTTTTGAGGAACTCAATGTAGAGTTTATTACAATCGGGTTAGTAGTTTGTTTTGCGATACTGTGAGTATATGCTGCGCCAGAGAGGTAGAGGTCTTGCCAACGATAAGATGCACCACCAATATCAAGCGTATCATCTATTATTGCACCGTTTCTTAATGGGAGAATACCATTTGTATTAAACTGAATACCAGAGTGATCAGTTGGCCCTTGCATATATACATCACCACTGACAACCCCAATACTCCCCACAGTGGTGTTGTCTTTGCGGAACTCTGCAATGTCCCCATCAGATGTTGTGCGATTTAAAATCAAAGGAGCATCACTTGCACGGGTAACTGCAAGATAGTCACTCGCACCGCTAAATCTTAAACCAGTATTGGCAATACTTGTGCTTGTAGTCCCCACCAGCAAGTTACCGCTGCTGTCGATGCGCATGCGTTCTGTGGCTGATGTGCTAAAGTGCATATCGTTACCAGTAACACCAATACGCATAGCCGTGTCTGAAGTTGTTGTGTTATCAGCAAGCGTAATATACACATCAGCATCGCCACTTTCAAAAGTACCTACAACATTAGTTGTTGCGTGATACGCATGGATACTTGCACTAGGCGAAGTCGTCCCAATCCCCAAACTCTCAGCACTCGCATCCCAGAAGAACTTTGCCGTGGTGCCTGTGTCCTCGTAGAAGCTGATGTCGCCTTCTTTAATCCTAAGAGATTTTACGCCTCCAGAAGTGAAGTCAATGTTACTTGACGCATCAACAGAAAACCCATTACCTGCGTTTACCCCGATATTATCTCCAATACCCACAGTCAGCCCATCGCTGGTCAAAGTACCCGTGATGTCTACGCCTGTGCTGGTGGTTTCTAACTTTGTGCTGTTATTGTGATAGAGACGCACATAAGAGCCAGAGACACCACGAAAATAATTAGCCCCAGAAGTGTCCTCAAGAACAATGTCAGTTGCGCCTTGAATTAAAAGGTTTCCAGTGCCATTATCTTTGATGAAGCTATTGCTACCATCGTGGTAAATCTGTAGGTCAGACCCTGCGCCGAAGATGGCTTTGTCGTTGTCGCCGAAGGTAGCATCACCTGCAAGTACAAGACCATCAGCCTGTACATTACCTGTTACATCAATACCGTAAGACTGTGTAGTAAATTTAGTAGAGTTGTTATGGTTTAGTGTTACAGAACCTGTGTCATCAAAAGATGCCATAGTAGCTGTACCTGCAGCATTACGAATAGATAAGTCTGCGGAGTCAATATAAAGATTACCTGTACCTGACTCTACAACATAAGAGTCTGTACCATCACTATAAACATCTAGTGTAGTACCAAAGGAAGCTTTGTCATCAGTGCCAAACGTAATGTCTGCAGTAGTGGTCATACCTGCAAAGGTAGGGCTATCACTTGTACCTACAGCTTGACCAATAGCAATATCGTTAGCGTTAACTGTAACACCTGTACCTGCACCTACAGCAAATGTTGTACCTGTAAGTGTAAGTCCATCACCTGCAGTAAATACAGCAGTGGCTGCAACCTGAGTAAACGTAATGCCTGTAGTACCAAAGGTAATAGTACCTTCAGTGTTCATTACGTATAGTTCACCTGCACCTGCAGCACCTTCAAGCACAAAGAATGCATCACCCTGACCAAGGCTATCGGGGTCAGAGGGAGCATAACTATCTGCGTCTGTAGCACGTGTCAGTACCCAGTTAGTACTTGCAGAGCCTGTGTCTGTTACAGTGTAAACACCGTTTTCAAAAGCATTAGTTTGTTCATAGATAAGTACACGATCATTTAGGCTTAGTGTAACACCATCAATGCTCAATGCAGCTTGTGTACTATTG